TGATTGGTTATGCGATTTTGCGTTTGAGTCTGAATTTTTAGCTCTTATGTGTGGATTGTATCAATATGTTGGTTTAGGCCAACGGAACTTCATCGTGAAGTTCATAAACCTATGTGTGAGTGTAGGTTTACTTGTGTTAATGTGGTTTGTTACCATATTAATAGCCCCTTTCATGGCCTTATCGTTTAAGAAGAGTCAAATCTTCATTAACTATTTGGCGTATGTGTTCTCTGTAGAAAATTATAGTTGGCGTACGTACTGGTTCATGGATTGGTGGAAGTATTCGCCGGATGGACAATATTCGAGTTTAAGTAATGTTAAATTTGGAGTTCTTCAACCTGCGATGCCTATTCGCCCTCCTTGGGTTCAAAACAAATTCTCTGAGTTTGTTGGATCCAAGATTTGCGGAATGGTGTTTGGAGTGATTCCTTATAATTACTCCACTAATACTACTACAGATCCGTGTTTTGTACATAATGCTAATAGTAAGGATTATACGTGGAACATATACTCGCGTGAAACAGGGCAGGCAAGTTGGGTAGTTTTAACCATGGCTACTAACTTATTCGTCGTATTAGGAATTATGTGTGTTGTTTGCTATTTATTTGTGCTAGTTTGGTCTGTGATCAAACTGTATGTACCTGTAATTGTAGCCCCACCTGTAGTTGCTGATGGACGACTGACGTCCTCCGTTACTTGGAGTGAAGGAAGACCGTTTCTGCGTGTTAATGTGCAGGGACAATTCTACCTTGTCACAATTCCTGACGTCCTAGGCCTGCCTTATTACTACTACACTAATAGTGTAGCCGGTAAGAAGGTAGTTAATACTGGGATGGTTAAGGAGAGTGTGATGACTGGTTCAAGATTTGTACCTGTGCCTTGGCATAAAGGTATTGTCCAGATTTATTCTGGCGATAAGCTTGTTGGGATGGGGAGTGTAGTGCGTATTAAACGTAAGTCAATCTTGTTCAGTTCTACTGAACAATTATTGCTTACTGCAACGCATGTGTGGGAGCACAATGACTTAAGTCTAGTTGGTCCTGGGAACAAAATGGTGAGTCTGAAAGACCTTGCGTGCAAGGAAGTTTTGGATTCACCTAGTGACCAGTATGATTTTACTTTTGTTAGAGTGCCACCCAGCGTGTGGGCCGTGTTAGGAGTGAAAGCTCTTGACATGGGTATGGAAGATACTCTTGGTTCTAAAAGTGCGGTTGAACTTTATGGTCCCGATGAATTGGGGACGTTTTGTAGAACGAATGGTTCGATGACCGAAGCTGCGAGGCCCTGGATAATGGAGCATACTGCATCTACTAGACCTGGTTGGTCTGGAACACCAATCCTGTCTGGTGGATTGGTGGTAGGTGTACATTGCGAGGGCTCTGCTACTGAAGGAAAACCGAACCAGGGAGTACATGTGATTAGTGCAGTGTGGGAATATATTGAATGCGCTTCAACCAAGGAGACACCTCCAAGGGAAAAGCGAGATTTAGCCCGACTTGTGACTTACACTGATGTGCTTCGATCTTGGTATCATGACAGGCATCAGAAGACTGATGACGCTGCTGAAGCCTACTATTTTAAGTATGAAAATGCGAAAACTAGTAGGGGCGCTAGAGAGAAACTATGGGTCCATCCTGGACCTCTGGGTAAAACCGGAAAGTCTCTTTCTTTCGCCGTTTCAAAAGCTTCAAAGGCTACTCCTGCCATGTTGGCAGTACTGGATATAGAAGTCGGCTTAGGTAACATAACAGATACCCAAGCTGAATCTATAGCTAATACTGTATCAGGTGCAGTTAAGAAAGGCACTAGTCGAGTGGCAGCGTTGGAACAAATGGAGGATCTCCTAGTTTCAGAAGCCACAAAGCTAATGCGTTCTAAATACACGCCTGAGGTTACCGAGGATGATAAGCATGTTGGAAAGCCACAGAAGTTGGACTGGAATGATTCTTCTGAACAAGAAGAAAAAGAGTTCAATACGGACCCCAAAGTTGCGCATGAAATTACCCTCCAGAAAGCTAGAATAGCGGATCTTACATCGCAGTTAGCTGAGCAAGGTGAGTTGTTACGAAAGCAAGGTCTTTTGCCCGAAAGGAGCAAGAAGCCTGGCAAGACTGACGACAAGAAACAGAGTAAGGCAAAACCAGTGAAAACTGATAAGCCTAAGCCTGTTCCAAAACCGGACCAGAAGACTAATGTTAAGGAATCTGCTCCTCTAGATGGAGTTTGTTCTACAGCACAGGGAAACGAGAAGGCGGGGGTGTTGAACAAGGCAGCACCCTCGCCCACCTCTACTTGTCAGCTGCTTACCAATGGGAAGAAGGACGAGAAAGCCTCACAGGCGGACTCGAAATTACCCCCTGCGGAGAAGCCCCGCAGCTCAAATCCCTCTCTTTCAAATCAACAGCTTCTGACAGCTACCTCCGGGCAGCTGTCGAAGTCGCAGAAGCGAAGGAGGGCGATATTGCGCTCGGTCTCAAAGAGTGGGTCTGGCCAGATAGAGGTGGAGAAGCGGAATTAACAAGTCTGCTTTTCCAAGCGGGGCGCTTTAGGGAGGGGCGAATACCTTCGACAGCGGAAATCCGTATGTTGTTGGATAAGTGTGTGAAGGAATATCCGAAAGGAAGTGTTCCATCATATTTCTTGACTAACAATCGGGAGGACCGGTTGGTGATTCTTAGGAATCATCTAAGGTTGTTGAAGGGAAAGTCATCTCCGGGTGCTCCCTTGCTCAAATATGGTAAAACCAATAGGGCTATTATAGATGAATATCCCGACTATATTGTTGAATCTGCTTATGAGAGGTTAAATCTCTTGAGCTCTGTCGATAGTTTAGACGGGAAGTATAGAAATAATGCCATGGAACTGGTTCGTAAACATTTTGTTGATCCAGTGCGTTTGTTCGTAAAGAATGAACCACACAATAAGCTGAAAGCGAGTCAGAAGAGATGGAGGTTAATTTCTAGTATTTCTGTTATTGACCAATTGGTTGAGCGCATCTTGTACGAGAATCAGAACTGGTTAGAAATCGATAACCACGAGGATATACCATCCAAGCCGGGAATGGGCCTAGACGATAGGAACATTGAGGTGCTCTGGAAAGAGCTATCTCAATGGGACAAAATCGCTGAAGCCGACATTTCTGGTTGGGATTGGTGTGTCCAACCGTGGATGATGGATTTTGAAGTGGCTGCCAGATATATGCTCGCTGGGAAACAATGTGACGAATGGTATCGTGCGATGAAGAATCGTGTGTACTGTGAGACACTATCTGTTTTCTTGCTTTCTGATGGACGTTTGTATGTTCAAAAGAAACGCGGTAAGCGTTGTTCTGGTAGTTATGCTACTAGTTCTGGTAATTCTCGTATGCGTTGGGCTGTAGGGAAATTGATAGGAGCTGACAAAATTGTTACTAATGGCGATGATTCATGTGAGACTCCTGTTGAAAGAGCTGTCGAGCTCTATACTGATCTTGGCTTAGCTGTCAAAACATACGAAGTTTCTAGAGATGGAAGCTTTGAGTTTTGTAGCACAAAGTTTGAGAAAGGCGTGGGCTATCCAATTCATTGGGACAGAACTTTCTTCAGGTTATTACATAATCGCTATGAAAAGCAATTATATGATAGCTTCTTGAAAGAACTACGGCACAGTCCATATTTGCGTCCCTGTGTGCGCGTGTTAGAGGAGATCGAGTGGTTTCCTCCAGGAGTTGAATGTTCTCCTGCAGTTGCTGCATGAAACTGAAAATAATTTTCCGCGTCCGTTGAAAATGTGAGATAAAGCTACGCGTTGACGGTGAAAGACTGCACTCGAGTAGTGTACGTGGTAACCACTTTAATCTGTGGTGGGTTAGGGTGGGTGAAAATGTTTCTTATTAATTGGAAAGCGTTGATGTTATCGTTAGCTATGAGTACGTTTGTTTTGATATGGGTCCTTGTGATTCATCATCAAGTGTTTGCAAATTGTATTTTAGCTCTTGGTTACGACATTCGCTGTTTCGAATATGAAGAATGGTATTTCATGTTTCTTAGATTAAGTGGGTTAGCCCATTTGATTTTCTTGATGGTAGTTGTTATATTTATTTTAAGTGAACGGGTCTGATTAAGGGCTGTCAACTTTTGCTGTTGCTTTGGTTGTAGGCTCCAGTATCCAATCATTTCAATGAATTGAACGACTCTAGATGGATTGGGAACAAGAAATAAGATTTTGCGTTCTTTTGCCTTCTTTGGAAGGCAAATTACGCTTTCTTTTGTCCGCTAATTTGATTACAACAAGGATTATCGAATTAGGCGTTTTCACTATCGTACACTATAAGAGTG